GTATTTATCAAACCAATTGTTAATATATTGAATCCATTCTTGTGGGCGTTCTTTTGAAGCTCTTTCTAAGCAAACTTCTTTTGGTGTATCTATCAAAATAGCTTCTGCACCAAATTCATCTATAAATTTTCTTCTGTCAGCTTTAGTTGGGGCTGTATGAATAATCCAAACAGTAGAGCTGTGACCTTCTTTTCTAACTCTATTCAATAAGGCATCACGAGCATCATAAACATAACCTAACAAGTCATCGTTATGATTGTGTGATTCAAGACCTGAAATTGCTTGATGTAGAGCATCAAAGTCAATAATCAAATCTCCATCTTGCTTATGTTCTCTAACATAACTATTTTTGCCTGAACAACCAGCACCATACACTAAATAAACTTTTGCCCTTTGACCAAGAGCCTCATCGTATTCAGTGTGTGTTTTGCAAGGCATAAAAAAGGTTTCACCTTCAAAAGCTTGTTCGTGGTAGGAGTTCTCATCAAGATAACAACCTATAACTTTTGCTTTTTCTAATGCTTCTTCTTTTGTGCCAAATAAGTCTTGGTCAGGGTAGGGCAATTAGTTCTCCATCTTTACTTCATAAGCTGATAAATCAAGTCGCCTGTGATACTTTACATCCTCATAATCTTCATATCCAAGCTCGTGCATTTGATTAGCAATCCATTGTTTCTTCTGTGGATTAGAGTTTGGATTCTTATGGTCTCTTCTAAGCACTTCTTGAAATCGTGAATCAACTTCTAATGGGTTTTTGCTTCCAATAGCTTGTTGATGCATCTCACCAGCTTCAATATATAATTTCTCTAACTCATCAAAAGTTACAGTCGCATAAGTTTCAACTGTTCTAAGACTTGGAAAGAATTCTTGTTTTTCTTTACTCCAAACCATATTTGGTTTCCAGTCTTTTCTTCTTGTAGGGTCATCTATCTGATACCAAGATTTTTCTGCAAGAAAATGAAACTGAATAACAAACTCAGCTCTTATCTGTCTTATACTTCCTTTACCAGCTTTAGCATCGATACGATTCTGCTCAATAAGCATTTCATTGAATCGTTTCATTGCTTCAAAGTCAGTATTTTTTAACCAGCTTGAACCTTTTACTTCAACATATCTTCCAGTGACTTTTTCATTCCAACTGCAATATGGAGCATTCATATCGTGGTCAATGATTGCTTTCATCTGTTGGTCTGTTTCAACAAAAGTCAACCAGTAGTCAGGTCGCCAGTTATCTAGATGAGATATAATCTTTGCACCATAAGGCAAAGCTCTCTCTTTAGGGTTGTACCCAAATTCTTGATAGACACCTGCACAATCCACAAAATCTTTGATTGCATATTGTCCATCTAGCTTTTTAAAACCTCTTCTTTCAAGAAACAGCTCAAAGCAGTCTTCTCCTAGAAATGGTTTATTACTGTTGTTAGTATTAGCCAAAAATTGTTCTGCTTGAATATGCCAGTGACCTAATTCAAACTGAGCTTTTTTGAACTTATACTCTTCAGGGATATTTTGTACAGTTTCCCATCTGTTGTCTATTTCAGACATATTGTTCCTTTTCGAACTCCATCGAAAAGAACTCCATCGAAAGTTAAATTATTCTTGAGGTTCTTCTATTGATACTTGATTCAAGTTTTGCAAATACGAATCTCCAATTTCTGAATCAAGTGGGGCTAGGTCTTCTTTAGCTCTGATTTCATTTACAGATAAGAACCCAGCATTTCTTCCCAAGTTATATGCTTGATATCTCTGTGAGATAGAAGCTCTTAGTAGTCCTGAAACATCTATTCTTGCAAACTGACCTCTAGGCAACATCATTGTCATTGCCTGTTCAATTCTGTTTATGTATGGAAGCAGTGTCAGTTCGTAGAAAATTCTATTCTGTTCTTCGATAGATGAGCCAAGTTTTGTAGTTTCCGACAAGTCTCCAATGAGGTATGGACTTACTCTGAAAAGACCACAAATCTCGATTTTGTTGAATTTTCTTGATTCCAAAAACTGCATCTGTTGATGATTTATTGCTATTGGTTTCCAAGTTGCACCTTCTGTCAAAATTCCAATGTTGTGAGACTTCTTTGTTCCTTGATGTTTTCTATTGAAAGATTGTTTAAAAATTCTAAGTGATTCTTCACTAGGTGTAGAGTTCATTTCAATAACACCACTAAGCACAGCTCCATTAGAAAAGAATCTTCCAGCAAATTCATCACTTGCTAATGAAACACCAATAGCTTCTGCACCAGCTTCAATAGGAGATAATCCATATTCAGAACCTTGTTCAAAGTTCTTTATGTGAATGATGTCTCCATCAGGTGTTAGCGTTGTGTATCTTTTGTAACTTTTCTTGCCATCATAGGTATAAATAGCCTCGCCATTTTTTCTATCAATAGACACATACTCAGGATGAAGATTATAAACCTGTTTTGGAAATCCAAGATTGTCTCTTTCAACAATAAGCCAGTAGCTATTTCCATACAGAGCTAATGAACTAATTGTTCTATGAATCCAAGTAAACCTATCTGTTTCAGGATTAGGCATTGAGTCTGTTGCATTCATCCAAGCTGGTGGAGGTGTTTTCTCTCTATAGTCACCAGTTTTACGAAAACTATGTATTGGCATTGTTGCTACAGAATCAGCTATAAGTGAAACACAGGCATACACTGTTGAAGCTTGTATTGCAGTTCCTGCATCTACTGATTTACCTGAAGCTGTTTTGCCCTCATCATCAAGACCAAGATTGAAAGTAGAGGCATCTATTGCTCTTTTTTCAAAATTATCTCTGCCTCTCAAATAATCTATTATGTTCATAACCTATCCAAATCGAATATCAGACCAAAACTCAATATGCTGAGTCCAGTCACAAAAAAACCTACTTGAGGACTCACAAGGAATCCTGCTATTGCTAAACAAAGGAGACCAGCTCCAGTAATCAAATAATTAATTTTCATAAACTTATAAATGTTGGTTCTAGTTCCTCAGGCTCTTCAGGTTCGTTCTTCAAATCAGACCATCTGTCAAAAGCCATTATTGCTCCAATAGCCAAGTCAATCTTGTGAGGGGAGCTTTTGTTTGCTTTAGTTACAAGCGTTCCTTGAGGTGTTTCTTTAGGCACACAGTTAATCAAGTGCTGAAATAAATCATTATCACCTGAATGACTTAGTGTTTGTTCTAATACAGCTGTGTAAAACCTAGAACAAGCCTGTGCCATCTTTTTTCTATAATTGCCTTCGTAGTAAAGAATCATATCTTCGCCTACTGTTTCTTCTAATTCAGCAAGCTCGTTGTGCCAACCCATTGGGTCAACAACAAATTCCACTACTTCGTATTCTCTGAAGACTTGAAGAATTCGTGCCAAGACTTCATCTCTTGGTACTTTCCATTGATTGTTTTCATTAACAGGCTTCGCCCAATGTCCGAAGACTTGAATGTGAGGTCTTTCCTCAACTGAAAGCCCCACCAAAGCTGTGCTATCTCTTGAGTAGCTTCCATCGAAGGCGAGGATGATTTTTGATTTCTTTTCAATTGTTTTTTCTTCATAGCATTCCTCCCAAACGCCAGCTGGAAGCCAACGCTCTGCTGTTGTAGTCCATTGATTTAGAAAATATCTTCTGAATTCGTTTTCAGGTATTGAGTGATACGCTCTTTCAATCTGTTCATAAGAAACAAAGTCACCAAGAGCTGGATTAGCCTGCTTGATAGCTTCTTTGCGTTCTTCTTTTTTATGGATATCGAGTTCAGGGTCTGCTTCAAATATTTTGTAGTAGAACCCTTCATCCTCAATGCTTCCTTCCTCAATGCCTTTCGCATATTTATATAATCTATAAGCTAAAGAGTTTTCAACACCAGCTGTAGTGATATTGATGCCCATAGTATTTTTTCTTTTACGCAACCCATTTGAAATAACTAGATGCGCTCTCTCTTTGTTTCCAGTCATTTCGTGTACTTCATCAAATACAGCCATTGATGGTCTCATTCCATCATTAACACCAGCAACACAAGGAACTCTTAGAATTACTGCTTGAGGATTATCCTTTAAAGCAATTTTTCTTTCCATAAGGTCTGCAAAATGTCTAAGTTCACCATTTGCAATCATTTGCTTTGCACTTGAAAAAACAATGTCTGCTTGGTCGTAACTTGAAGCAACTAAAGGAATTAGGGGAGCTGTTTGATTGAGTCCCATAAGACCTACTACTGCCAAAGCACTTGCCATTTCAGATT